GCCCTGTATAAACTGGTTAGCTGTAGGCTCAGAAGCAATCAATCTGGGCTTCTCTTGGTTCTTAGGAACCGCAATAAGCTTTGATGGATGCTCGCGCTGATCCTCTAGTTCCAACATGTTCGCAAAATCACACTCTAAGAAGAGCCTGATATTAGCGGATCCATGATGGCACCTTTGGAAAACTCGACCGAGCTGGTTAGACCAAATCTTGAAAAGGTATTTATCATCCTTAGCAAGACGGCCGTCAGCCACAGCGCCTGGTCCATGGTTACCAATAATGGAATCTGGATGAAACTCTGGGAACATACTCACAACCATGTCACACACCCTTTGAAAGGTGTTGACTAGGTTGGTGGGTACATACCCCGAGCTATCAAGGAAAAGATCGCCTTGATGATCACCCAGCAATGCTTCAGCAAAGGCAACGGAACTGTTGAAAGTACCATTGCCCCAGCCGTCACTGACAGGCCTAAGAGACCTATCTGTAACAAAGAATGCATTGACTGTCTCCCTCGTGAAAGCCTCATCGCAAGGTATCTCTACCTTTTGAAAGGCACGCAGAACTTGACGCAGTTGAGAAACTGCTATAGGATCAGCGTCAGGAAGGAGGACTCCATTACCATCGAAAACCCTCTCGAAAGACTCACGCATAAACACCGGAAGCCCATCTTTCTCCTTACCTAGGAGTGGGAATAGGCCAGGGTGTAGTACGTGTCGAGAAATGGCATAGTCAAGTAACTTGCCATAGGCGGGTAGGTCAAGAAAGACAGACCGAACCCCCCGGGTATCAATGAGTGTCTTTAAGCGGTTAAGATCCCGCTCAAAGCCACCAGGGTTGCATTGCCCCCACATACGAAAGTCCTCGAAGAGGGCCTCGTATATGGCGGTGATTCGACAACTGATTCTTTTCATGCTGGCTCCTTTTTTAAGGGAGGCAACATAATCAGGCCCGGTTGTCCAACTCACTATCACCTACATTCATATGGCCGGCTCTCAGGGCCGCCGCTGCAAATGCAGCGACGAACTAGGAGTCGCGGTTGAGAATGTACCCCAGATTCGTCGGCGTCAGAAATGCCATAGCAGCCGCGGCGTAGTAGCCGAGTTGCGTGGTATCCTGCCTGCCGATCGAAACTTCGTTGACAGTCCATGTGGACTGTTTCCGAATCACA